CGCTCTGCGCACCGTTCGCGCCAGAAAAATTGCCAGAGACCCATGCGTTAGCGGGGGCGCGATAAGTCGCCCCACCGCCAAGTTCAAAAAACGCCATCGCCCCACCGCCAGCGCCGCTCAATACCCATGTTCCAGCGGTATCAGCAGGAACGACGACGCTGATTTTCGTCCACGTATTGGCGGTCGGAAGCGAATAAGTGAACGGATAAGAGCGTGTATTGGCGTAATTCTGGAATGCCCCGCTGAACGTCCCGGTTAGGCTGGAGCGCGCCCAGAACGAAAGCGTCACTGACTGAGGCTGAACGCCGCCCGCCCCCCAACCAAAGTCGCCAAGCATATCGGCTTCAATTGGCTGCATAAAATAAAACGTATCACCCGCCAGCGGCGTGTATGCCGAGCTTGACGTGAAAGTGAGGGCATATGGGAAACCGGGACAGACGGCGGATTGTCGCTGCCACGTTCCTTTGCCTGTCACTGTCGAAGTATAAAACCAGCGATCAATCGTCCACCCAGCCGCCGTCCCGCTCGCGCCGTTATTTCTTTGGTCGATCCGCATGTCGCCGTTGGTGATGCGATTGTCGCCGATCGTTTGCGGCGGCAACGGGTGAACATGGTCTGCTCGAGCGAAGGCCGCGCTCGTTCCAATCGCCCCGATCCCATCGGCTAATGGAATTGTCGTCGAAGCCGGCGGTAGAGCCGCCGTGACTTGCGCCGCTGTCTGATAGCCGCTCGGGTTGCTGGCGGCGTAGCGCGATGTGTCGGTCGGATGAACGTGATCAGCGCGCGACCATGTGCCCAACAAACCCGGCGCCGCTGTCCCATCCATCAACGGAGCGTTGTTTGAAGCAACCGGAACGCTCGAGCTCAGCGCGTAAGGCGCGAGCGCGGCGCTGACTTGCGCCGCCGTCTGGTAGCCGCTCGGGTTGCTGGTCGGATAATAATTGGCGAGTTGCGTCGCCCAATCGGTGATGTCGGTGTGCGTTAGGTGCACCCACGCCGCGTCGTTGCGAGCGTAAGTCGTGCCGTCAACCGGCGCGTCCGTGACGCCGCCCGGCGGCGCAGACCACGACAAAACGCCAGCGCCATTTGTCGTCAGCGCTTGGCCTGGCGCGCCGCCGGGGAGATAGAAATTGCCAACGTTGTTGAGGGCGAACAGTCCGTTGACCGCTAGCCCATAGCTCATGGTCACGCCGCCGTTAAAGACGGTCGAGCCGTCGGCGCGCGCGATGGTTAGCCAATTGCCGAGAAGCGCCCCGGCCACGCTGTAGCCGGCGAGAGAGAAATTCGCCCCAACGTTGTTCGCGCCTTCAGCGGTCCCGTCGCCCAGCGTCAGCCCCCAGCGGGCGATGTTGGCGGCCATGCCGAGAATGGTGCGCTGACTGCCGCCCGTCACAGGAGCATTGAGCACCAGTGAATTGGAGCCCTGCACGGTTAGAACCTGATTGACCGTCAGGTTGCCCGCGATCGTGCCGCCCGTGATTGCCAGCGCCGCATTCCAGGCGCCATTCATGCGCCCGTAAGTGCCGCCGTCGCTCGGCGCGTCGGTCTGGATCGCATCTAGCTGCCAGGTTGAATTGAAGCGGCCGAAGCGCTGAGAAGTGTTTGGCGCTTCGGGCATATAGGATTGCGGCAATCGCTCCCATGTCGCCATGTAGCGAGCATAGGGATAACTATCCATCGGCGCCTCGCCAGGCGGAACGCTATCGGCATATTGCTTGGTCGCCACCCCCAACGGCTGCGTCGGATCGTGGGTCAGCGTCACATCGCCGTTCGTGCCCGAGATTGCGATCGGATGATCGATGAGCGCGCCCGTGGCGTCGTAATGATCGATCGAGAAATTCGGCGAAGGCGCGCCGTCGTTGAGCGTGATCGACCAGACATAGTTGCCGCCGGTCGCCGAGGCGATGATCGCCGGAACGCCGGTGATGACGATGCTCGGGACGATCGAGGGACTATCAGGCACCGCGCATGGCGTGGTCGGCGTCCACGCATTGGCCGGCGGCAGAGTGTCCGGCGGCGGCTGGCCTGGCGGTTGAGGCGGGGACGGGACCCACGTGTCGGTCATCCAAAACTTCTCCCGCGCGGACGGGTGACGCGCGAGCCGCTCGCTTTCGAGCGCAGATAAAGCGCGTTGAGTTTTTGGATTTCGTCTTCGGTCAGCTGTTTCATGTTGCCGACCGATTGCTCTTCGCCGACCGCGTGCAAGGCGCTGTGCATGAGCGCGGCGTGCAAATAGAGGCTCGGATATTTGGTGTAGATCCAACTTTGTTGCGTGTCGGAAAAAACCGGAACCTCGCCGAAATAGGCGATCTTGAAGCCGATGCCCTCGATATCGTCGGGCGTGCCGCCGAAGAAAATCGTGCGGCCTTCGATGGTGTAGTAGCGCACGGCCCATTTGTCGGGGAGTTTGAAAAACTCATCGCGGGCGATGTAGCGAAGGGGCGCAAAGCCGCTCGGCACGCTCGGGTTTTCAACCTGCACCAAGTCCATCGCCAGCCAATCGTCGGGCAGCGTCGAGCAGCGTTGGGTGACGGTGTTGGCAGAGAAGTTAATCATCCGGTCGACGCGGAGCTCGGCGTTGAACTTCTGTTCGGCCATGCGCACGAACGAGGTCACGAGCGTAGGGCTCCAATCCTGGCGGTTGGCCCACTCGGCGATCGCGGTTGTGAAGTCCGAGAAGTCGGTCATTGCCACCCTGCCCAAGCGCGGAGGGCGTCGGTTAGTTGTTGAGGCGAAAACTGAGACGCGTTCTGGGCGCTAGAAAATATATCGCCGTACCCCGGCCGAGCCGGGTCGCCCTGCAGATTATGCGGCCCTGACGGAGAAGGGGGCGGCGTCCAGCCGGGATCGCCCGGCGATATGGGCAAGTGAGAACCAATGTACGGCAAATCAGAAGGTGAAGTCGTGTATTCGGGTCCGGGACGGGGCAAATTCGGGCCGACCGGCGAGGGTCGATAGGGCGCATGGGTCGGGACGGGGGAACGCCAATTCTGTTGAAACGAGGGGGTATAGGGCGCGACGTCCGACGGCTGACTAGGGTCGACAAATTGAGCCGCCGACAGCATGGGGTCAGAGCCAACGCCGGCCGGCTGACCGGGCGCGACGCCAGCGAGCGACGGCGCGTATTTATCGGCCCAATAATCAGGGGGATTAGGATCGTAAGACGCATTCTGCATTGCATTGGCGATACCGGGCGGCGGCTCTTGCCGCCGATCGGTGATGGTCGCCCGAGTGTCAGGCATGCCCTGGTAATTCGCGCCCAACAGCGCCCCGCGCGAGGACGGTTGGGCTGCGCGCCGCGACGGATTGCCGACCAGAGTGTCCCACCAACCGCTCGGCTGCGCCGTGTAGGGCGGCGGCAGGTTGCCGAACAGCGTATCGCCCCATCCGGCCATCACATGCGCCCCATGGCCCAGAGGATGAGAACGACAATCAGGACGAAAACGATCAGGCCATTGGCGCTATGCCCCCAGCCGTAGCCGGGTTGCCACGGCGCTCCGAGATAGGGTCCGCCGACGCCGCCGGCGAGCACGACGATCAGGATGATGACGAGGACGAGGCCGAGCGGGCTCATGGGGGGCCGTCCTTTCTATTGCGGCTGAGCCAATAGGCGACGACGGCGCCGAAGGCGGCGACCAGGCCGCCGATCGCGCCCGACGTGATTTCATCGGTAGGCACGGTGAACAAAGCGCAGAAGGTGACTAGGCCGAGAAAGCCGAGCACGACGAGGAGCGAAATGGTGAGCGTGCCGCCGGTCGCGTCAAATCGACTGGTCACGACAAGTAAAATGGTCGTCAGAAAGACGGCGATCGCCAGCCCGAGCGACGCCGGATAGTCGAGAAGCTTCGGGACCGGCGGCGGGTTGACGAAATCGGCCATTAGCCTTTCGCCTTCCAGCGCGCATAAGCGTTCGCCATCTTCTGGTCGTAGGCGTTCTCAGCGTAGGCGGGGCCGTTGTAGCCGCGCGCGAACGTCGCCCATTGTTTGTTGCGCAGCGCCGTGTCGAGCTTGCTGGCCTTGATGAAGGCGACGAAGGCGTCCAGATGCGCCGCCGCGCCGCCGGTCCACATGGCGTCGACGAACGCTTGCGATGTGTCGAAGCCGCAGGCCTTATGGTTTAAGCCCAGGATTTGAAACGTGCCCCATGAGCACGCTTTGTTGGCGGCGTCGGGATCGAGTTTGCGCGCGTCCTCATAGCGGTTGTGCTGGTTGACGCCGGTCCCGCCGTAGAGCGATCTATTCCACTTCGCCGAAGAGAGCGCGACACCCCGCCGATCCCTGGCGTTGGCATGCTTGCCGCCCGTCTCTTTGTGGAAGACGTGCGCCTCGTAGAGGATCGCCGGCCGGCCGTCGGGCAAGAAGCCGCTGGCTCCCCCCGTCTCCACTTCGACGACGGCGCGAATGGCGGCCTCTTCGACGTTGAGCTCTTTCGCCGCGCGGGCGAAATCCTCGTCGGTGAGGGTCGCGCTCATACGTTCGCCCCCGGCTTCCAAATGCGGAAGGCGCGGCCTTCACCGTTCCACCATTTGCGCCAGTCGCTTTCTTCCCATTGCTCATGCACGGCGCGCTCGTAGACGCCGACCGGCACGCGGCCGAGCACGACGTTGTCGCCGCTGTTGGCCATGAGCTCGCGATCGCGGGCCACGCTCTCGAGGATCGGCTCGAGGTCTTGCGAGGTCTTGACGACGAACCGATCGGGCCGCTCGTCGTCGGCAATGAGCGTGCGCTGCACGCCGTTGCGGTCTTCGTAGACAAAGGCGCGCTGCATGGTATGATCCCTTCGGTTCTCCTTTGAGCGGGATTGACCGAAGGGTTGGGGCGGCTGTCAGGGCCGCCCCTTTTTTTATTTCATGATGCCGTTAAAGAGGATGTGCGCCAGGGCGTTGCGCATTTCGACGCCCCACTCGACCACGATCATGCGGGTTTCGGCGTCGCCGGTGCGCGCCATCAAGAATTGACGGAAGGCGCGGAAGAACGCGACCGCCGCATAGTCGGGATCGATGAGCAAGCCGACGTCGACCGGAACCCAACGCGACGGGGCGACTTTGATGCGGCCGAAGTCGGTCGCGATCACGTCAATGGTGCTGACCACTTCCGTTTTGCCGACCAAGACTTGCGTCGTCGACCGGCCGACGAAGGTCGAAATCGTGCGCTTGGGGCCGGGCGGCACGATCCACAAGGTTGGGCTCGCGCCGTTGGTGTAGGCCTGCTGCATCGCATCGCCGAGCATCGCCTCGGTAATCTCAACCGGCGTGCCTGGCACGGGGAACGGGTCGGTCGCCAGGACCGGAACGCCGGTGGTCACTGTGCCGGGCGCGATCGCCGCGAGCGGGTTGCCAAACTTATCCTTGGCGCGCGCCACCCAATGGGAGAACGCTTCGGTCGTGCGCGCCGTCGGGCCGGTGTCGTTGCCGTCGTTGCGCGGCTGGCGGCCGCACAAGATCGTTTCCATGTCGCTCTTGAGCACCTTGGAGGCGAGCGCCATCTGGTGCGCCATTTCCGAGCCCTTGCCCGCCGCGTCGCTCTCTTCCTGCGTGCCTGACACGGTCGCGTCGCGCTCTGAAATTTGCGTGCAGTTGTTGACGCGGACGGTCGGTTGCGCCGGCGCGTTGGCGAGGACGAAACCTTCAAGCTGAGCGTTGTTCGGATTGACAATCGGCAAATTCTCAGTCTGCCAGTCGAAAATCCTGTTCTTTACATTGCGCCGACGAATAGCCGACATAACCGGCGTGTCGAACGGGTCAATGTTATAGATGGCGTTCGATAAATCTTCCCGGTTACCTACCGCTTGGTAGGTCGTGAAGGCGTTTGCAACCTTGGGCATGTTCCGACCTCATCGAATAAGCCTAGCCATGACTTGGGCCGCATCGTCGATGCGTCCCGATTTCGCCAATTTGCTTTGGGCTTCGTCGATATGTCGGCGCGTTACATTCCCAACGGGGGTAGCAACTCCGGGTGTCAACGTCTTGCCTTTGCCAGGGATGACGGGCTTTGGCTTGTCCGCCTGCCCCTGGTCGTAGAGCGCCGCCTTCCTCAACACGCGGAGCATCCGCTTGTCGTAGGTTTGGGCGAGCTCGGCCTCGCTGAACCCTTCCTTGCGGCCATAGGACCGCATGAGGGTGAGGGTTTCAGTGAGGGCTTTTTCGTCGGGGATTTTGGCTTCCCTGACGAAATCGGTGAATTGGTTGATAGCGAAGTCCTTGGACCGCTTGTCGTATTCGGCCTGCGTCT